TAATACACCAGATACAATTGATAGAAATCAATTAGTTGGACAATTATTCTTACAACCTACAAGAACCGCTGAGTTTATTGTATTAGACTTTACAATACAACCAACTGGTGCTTCTTTTCCAGAGTAATAGTTAATAAATAACTAAATTAAAGGGATTTATAGAAATATAAATCCCTTTTTTTTATATTTCTTGATATTTATATATGAATTAAAGGTTTAAGTATTTAACAGGAGAATTTAAATGGCCGAATTATTAGAACCACAAGATATTATGTTTACCCCTTTTGAGCCAAAGCTCAAAAATAGATTTATTATGCAAATTGATGGTATAAACGCTTATTTAATTAAAGCGATGAATAGACCAACTTTAGAATCAGAAACAGTTGAACTAGACCATATGAATGTGACAAGATATGTCAAAGGAAAATCAAAATGGTCTGCTGTAGAAATTACACTATATGACCCAATTGTTCCATCAGCTGCTCAACAAGTAATGGAGTGGGTAAGATTACACCACGAATCAGTTACTGGTAGAGATGGGTACTCTGATTTTTACAAGAAAAATATTACATTTAATCTTTTAGACCCAGTTGGAGCCGTGGTTGAAGAATGGGAATTAAAAGGTGCATTTATAACAAGTGCTAATTTTGGTGATTTAGATTTTTCATCATCAGACCCTGCTGAAATCACATTATCATTACAATATGATTACGCAATACTTAAATTCTAATAAAATACTTAAAATGAACTAATGGAAAAACCCTTGAAATAAAAATCGAGGGTTT